TGGCGTATTCCTCGAGATCGTAGACTATATTATGGTCACGAAGAAGAGTCTCTTGCTTTAATTGAAAGGCAAAAAGCTAAAAAGGAACAAGAGAATAATTCAAAACTGTAGATAAGTAATTTATAATGTGTGCAATATTTGGTTCAGCAGATATATCTACCTTTGAAGTGTTATATGATGCAAATAAAGAGAGGGGTAACTTTGCAAGTAGTGCTGTAAGTCTTACAACAGACGATCAGCTAATTATGAAGGTTGAAGGTGATATTAACTTTGATAAGGTTAAGATTGATCACTTTAATACGAAGTACTTTACTGGACATGTACAGGCTCCTACATCCGCAAAGAGAGACTGGGCGTGGGACACCTCACATCCGTTTGATAGTTTATCATGGATGGTATTTCATAACGGAGTATTAACAAATGCTGCTGAACTAGAGCAATGGTGTAGACCGAGTTGGAATAACCCTGTTGATACAGCAATTATACCTGAATTGTTACAACATATGATGGAAAACTGTAATTATAAGAAGCCAAGACCGGTTTATTATATTAAGCAAGTGCTAGAAATGCTAGAAGGTACATTTGCTTTATCAATTATTGATTGTGACACAAACGAAGTATATTTAGCTAGAAATGGCTCCATCTTACATTATAATAGTAAAGGAGACTATTCAACCATGCCTGGTAAAGGTTACAAGCTAGTACCTGAAGGAACTATTCTAAGGCTAAATGCTGAAACTAAGAGGTTTAATAAGGTAGGAAGCTTTGAAGTTAAGTCACCATTTTTATTCATATGAAGGTATTTTATTTTTCACTAACAAAAGGTAAGAAGAAGAACTGTTTACTCTATAAATCAGGTAGGTATGTAGACGGTGTAGAGATTTACTTTAAAGAACGTAATAGGTTATCTATTGCAAAGGCTTATAACAAGGCAATCGACTTCTGTAAAAAAGAAGGTGTTGACTATCTTGTGTTATGTCATGATGATGTTATATTAGAGAATGTTACTGAAGCAAAACTATTAGAAAACTTTGATCAGTTTGATATATTTGGTGTAGCAGGTGCAACACAGTGTAAGCTAGAAAAACCAGCACTATGGCATCTAATGGGTGGTGGTTTTGGAAGTGGTAACTTACACGGTGCTGTATCTCATTTAAATGGTAATGCTAAAGGCATGACTGCTTTCGGGCCATACCCGCAACAGGTAGTTATGATTGATGGTGTGTTTATGGCTATCAAAAAAGAAGTGTTTGAAAAAGTGCGATTTGATGAAAAGTGCCCTGCTAAATTTCATTTTTACGATATTGACTATAGCATGGCAGCTCATAAAGCTGGGTTTAAAGTAGGTGTTAGTGATATTCTCATAACACATGCATCACCTGGACTTAGAGAGTTTACACCTGAATTTGAAAAGGGTCAAGAGTGGTTTTTAAACAAATATAAAGCAACTGACCAATAAATATTGGTATGGTTGATGATGATTTAAGAAGACAAATAAAAGAGCTTGAAAAAAAGACTGGTATAAAGTTACCAGAGTGTAATAGTCACTGTGGTGTTAATAAGTTTACACCTAGGTGGTTGAGAAAAATACTTAGCGCTCGGTTTAATCTTAGTTGTATTATTCATGATATTCACCATGGTTCAAAAATTATTAGCTATAGGGAGGCAGACATAATATTTTTGAGTAATATGAAGAAGCAAGCTGGATCTAGTTTATATTGGAATATAAACGCCTATATATATTACACAGCTGTTAGTCTGTATACTGTATACAAACAAAAACGAGACTATTAGTTCTTTTGTAACATAATTTAGTTGAATATGAGCTGATACATATTACACTATATATGTGAGCTTAATTAATCTAGACGAGTATGAAAATATACTAATATATAAGGCCCTTACTGATAGTGGTTATTTAGCAGCTATAGCTGATAGTGTTAAGCCAGAGTACTTTAAGAGTAAGGCCATTGCGAGCGTCTTTGATATTATTAAGGACTTCTCTGAGAAGAGAAATAAGTTACCTACTATAACCGAAATAAAGACTTACCTTGTTACTGATGATCAGAAAAGCTCATTTAAGGAGTTAGTTCAGTCATTTAATAATATAGATAAGAATCTAGATAAAGATGAGTTATATGATAACACAGAAAGGTTTCTTAAAGAGAAGGCTGTATATCATACTATGCTAAATGTAGCTGAAGATGTTTCAAAGGGTGAAGTTGATACATCTGATGTACTGCAGAAGTTTGAGGAGTCTTGTAATATAAGTCTAGTAACTGATTTAGGTTATAACATGTATGATGAGATTGACTTACTTATTGATGACCTAAATTCAGAGCAGAGATTTATACCCTCAAAGTGGGAGTGGTTAGATGAACATCTCGGTGGTGGTTTCTTAGAGAATGGTAAGTCTTTGTATGTTTTTGCTGGTGAAACAAATATCGGTAAGTCTATATTTCTAGGTAATATCGCTCATAATATTGCTAGTCAAGGTAAAAATGTGTTACTTGTAACGTTAGAGATGGCTGAACTGCTATATGCTCAGCGTATTTGTTCGAATGTTACTAAAATACCTATGAAGGAGTTACGTCATAATGGTCCTACTATTAAGCATACGATTAATCAGGAGAAGGGTAAGATGTTTATTAAAGAGTTTCCACCATCAACTATTACACCTAATCAACTTAAAGGATATATAAAGAAGTTTGAGGATAAAGGAATTAAATTAGATGCTATTGTAATTGACTATCTTAACTTATTAAACTCATCTGTAGGTAGTAATTCATATGAACGTATTAAGCATGTAACTGAGCAAGTACGTGCTATGTCATATGTATTTGAGTGTCCTATTATATCAGCTACTCAGTTAAATCGATCTGGATTTGATCAAGATAACCCCGAGCTAGCTACTATATCGGAATCTATAGGCCTGGCTGCAACTGCTGACTGCATTGTGTCTATTTATCAGAATGAGGAGGATCGTGAGATGGAGATTATTAGATTGGGTATGATGAAGAACAGGTACGGTGCTAGAGGTATGACTCAAGCTATGAGAATCGATTATCCTACACTATCCATTGAGCAGGCTGATGATGTTGACCTTGAAGATGATGATGATGATACACTTAATGCGTTAGCAGGCCTTGCAAGATAGTAAAGGTGGTATAAATATAATGAGTGAATATATTAGTCTTTACAGATAACGATCTTGATGGTGCAGGTTCTGCACTGTTTATAAAATGGTTATATAATACTAAGATCGTAGACTTTATTGTTATAGAGACGAGTGAGTTAAGTTTTACTAATGAGATTAATAATAGAAAGCATACACTTGACCATTTTGATAAGGTTTTTGTTCTTGATTTAGATCTATCACCTGAGCAAATAGAAGTTGTAGATAGGTCAAATTTTGTTATTGTAGATCATCATATACCACACTCAAAGAAAGTGACGCAATATAAAAATGCTAAAGCTATAATTGAACCGTATACTTCATGTATTAAGCTTCTTAAAGATAAATTTAGTAGTGTTATAAAGCTAACATCACAACAAGACGAGTTGATAAAATACATAGATGATTATGATAGCTACAAGCTTCAATATAGTGACTCTCTCAAATTAAACGCAATTCATAAAACATACAATAAGCCAAAGGTTGATAAGTTTATTGAAGCTTTCTACGGTGGGTTTAGATCATATACCCCACATGAGAAAAACGGTATAAAGCTTTTTATAAAGAAATTTAGAGACCAGCTTCAAGGTCCGATCTATATGGGTACAATTAAAGACTATAAGGTTGTATCTATATTTGCTGATTATGCAGTTAGTGAAGTAGCTCATTTTATAATTTCTAGAAAGAAAGCTGATATTGGAATTGTCATAAATTTAGATGCAAAAGTTGTATCGTTTAGACGTTCAAAAGAATGTGAAGCTGATGTTAGTGTATTAGCTAAGGCGTTCTGTGCAGGTGGTGGATCACCAGCAATCGCTGGTGGTAAGCTAACGGATGAATTTGCTAATCTAACTAAAAACTTTTTACCATGTTAAACACATCACAATCAAATAATTCACCAACAAAATCTATAATGGATGCGGAGGCTGAACATTTACTTCTTTGCTTCTGTACATATTGCACGCTTTTAAAAGGTAAAAAACTATCACTTCAAAACATATTTGTACTTGTATTAAAAGAAGAAAGGTTGAGAAGCATACTAAAAGACCTTTTATCAGTTGATAATAACTTTGAACTAGTTAAAATATTCTTAGGGTTTGAGCCTTCTATAGCTCAGTCCAAGTACATTACAAAGTACTTGAACGCTAATAAGAATATTGATCTATGATTTCAAAAAAAGAAGAGCAGATATACAACAGTCACTTATATACATCTAGAAGTGTAAAAAATAAACCTACTCGATTTAGGAACAACTTCGATAACCTAGCTGAAAAGGATATAGTATGCTTAAAGAAACTTTCATCCTTCTTTCACAGGTATAAACATATTAACCTACAGGATTGGTTTATATCACCATATAAAGTATATAGTGATAGTGAGTATTTTGACTTACACTTCTTTACGACAAGAAAGGCTCTTAAGTGTTATTCAATGTATATGAAGAAAAAGGAGACACAGGATCCAGATAGTGACTCTTCAATATCTAAAATAAAGGAGTGCCTTTCTTTTATATATCAGCATTGTAAGGCTAATAACTTAACACTAGAGGAGTATATTAAGAGTATGGATAGCAATCTTCCACAAATACTTACACATTTAAAACAGCATAAGATTAACTTTTATACGTTGCATTTACTGGAGGTTGATGCTATAATAAAATCTGTTGAGACACCTATTCTTAATTTTATTATTAGCGACTTCTGGAACCTATACACAAAGACAAGAACTAAGTTTACAGGCTCTAGTATACTAAAACATAAAGCAAGAAAAGGGAAGCAAATTATTAAAACTAAACTAGTTGAAAACAAACAAAAATAAATTAAAATTAAATCATGAGTACATTCAATACATCGATGTTCGAGTCCATTAAAGGGGCACTTGCAGAAAGCAAAACAAATCAAAATAACTATACCGAAATTATTCAGTGCCGACCGGGTAATACCTATACAGTTAGGTTACTACCTTATGCTAAGTCACCTAAAGATACTTTCTTCCATTATTATAACCACGGCTGGGTATCGTTTGCTACCGGTCAATATGTTCAAGCACTATCACCACAAACCTTTGGTGAGCGTGACCCAATTGCAGAAGCTCGTTATAAAGACTCACGAATGGGTACAGATGAAGAGAAAGAGAAGTCACAAGCTATTAGACGTATGGAGAAGTGGCTTGTTAATGTTTATGTAGTAGATGATCCTACTAACCCAGATAATAATGGTAAGGTAAAGCTTTTACGTTACGGTAAGCAACTACATAAGATCATTACTGAGGCAATTGAGGGTGAAGACGCAGAGGAGTTCGGCGCTCGGGTATTTGATCTAGGAGCTGATGGTGTTAACTTTAAGGTGAAGGTTGAGCAGCAAGGTGATTACCCGACTTACGTATCATCTAGATTTACTACCGCTGGAAAGATTGACTTGTCAGCTGAAGAGCAGGAGAAAGTATACGGTGATGTATATGACCTTAAAGAGGTATTTCCTATTAAGTCTGCAGACGATCTTAAGCAGATGCTTGACGAACATTATTATTGTAAAGATGGTTCAGAGGAAGAGGCTGCTACGGTAGCATCAGTTGCTCCTGTAGTACCTACATCTACACCGCAAGTTGAATCAGTACCTACTGTGAACGAAACATCATCAAGTTCAGTAGATGATGAAATTGACGACCTACTTAAAGATCTGTAAAATATGAAACCAGAAGAAAGAAATACCCTTCTGAAGTTTATGGGGCAGGTTTATGGAGAGACTAAACAGCAAGATCAAATGCTTGTAGGTCAATCCACAAACCTGCAACCCAAGTCTGATGAAGTAAAAAAACAGTTTGAACAAGTGCTTAGATCAACCTCAACACCAGCTTCACATCAACCACAGCAAGCACCACCGTCTTCAGAACCAGTGCAACCATTACCAGTGCAAGCTAATGTTGTAACACCAGAACAAGCTGCAGCTGAATTAGCACAAGCTCAACAAGAGCAAGTTATTGTTCCGGGGCCTGTACAAACATCTGTCGAGCAGCTTAATGACCCTAATCAAATGGAGTTTGATCTTAGTGAGCCTAGTAAGGTTGATAAAATTATTGAACTGCTTGAGAATCAAAATAAAATATTAGTTGAAATTAGAGATAGTAGTATAAAATCAAAGTATAATGCCAAGAGAGCTAAAAATAAAAAACCGCAGTGAATTTCTAAGATATTTGGATTCTGTTTCAAGAATAAACGATAGCGCTATTTTTGAAATAACTCCAAGTGGTATGAGCTGTTTGGTTTCGTCTATTGATAATACACTTGTATTGTTATCTGAGTTTAAGTCGGACTTTGATATAACTACTACTATTAATGTACCAGATATTAAGAAGTTTCAAAGAGTAATTGATACACTACATGATGATGAGGTGATACTTACTATCAACTCTAATAATCTTGAGTATCGAGGTAGTGACGTTAAGTTTAAATATCACTTATTTGAAGAAGGCTTTTTAACTAAACCTGGACTTAACGTAGATAAAATTAGAAGCTTTAAGTTTGATGTTAACTTCGAGTTTAATAGAGAAATCGTACAATCGCTTCTAAAAGGTAGTACGTTTGCCTCTGAGACTAATAAAGTATATTTCTACACAGAAGATGGCTCAGTAAAAGCTGATCTTACAGATAAGTCTAGACATAACACAGATAATTATTCTATAACTGTAGGTAGTAGTGATACTGAGCTAAAGTCCACTCCTGTTAACTTTGATAATATTAGATTACTCTCTGCAGTAAGTAGCGAGTATAAATGTAATATTAATACAGAATATGGTGTTGTTGTTATTGATAATGATACAGACTGTATTAAATTAAAGTATATAATTTCTTCCTTAACGCAATGATTAATAGACATACAAAAAACAAACTAAAGACAGCCGGTTATTTTATCAAAAGATTACGTGATAGTAACTTCGAAACAGTAAGAGTGTTTAATAATTATAGTGCGGCAGATCCGAGAAAGTGGTCAATTTTAGTCGATCCCGGTAACTCGTCTGTGTTTATTACGTGCTTTGAAAATAAGCCATTTAAGGGTGAGTATTTATTTGAATTTGATGACGGTAATCAATACTTCAAAAAAGGCTATAGCCTCAAAACAGACTCTATTGAGGTAGTAGTTAGAAAGTTGCTTGATTGTGGTGTATCTACCCGAGTAGATATAAATAAAGGTGATGAGTAAAGATAGTGATAATAATGATGATGCTTTGCGTAATCTTATAGAAGAGGCGTTAAAAGTAAATATAGAAGATAAGAAGGAATATAAAGACCATCAAGAACTCGCTGATACGTTATGTGCAGTCATGGCGGAGTTTCTTGATAGCTTTATAGTAGTTGGGTATGATTTTGAAGGTAAACCTATATCGTTTCAAGGATCGACAAAGCCGCAACAAAATGATGCTTTAGATACTTTAATTTTAAAGTACTTTTATCAAAGAACAGGTTATAAAGTAATAGATGGTAAAGACCTCATATAAAAAAGGTGAAATTTATGGTATTGAGACCGGTGATTTTGTCGGTCGGATGTTTGTTATTATAGAAATAACAGACGAGTTTGTTGGTTGTCTTAGATTACCAGATATGGAAAATACTAAAGTTCCAAAAGATTCATTTGAACACGGAAGGAACACTGGTATAATTACATTATCAGAGAAACTACCACGTAATGTGTATAAGGTCTCTAAAGCTCAATACTATAAAAATGAAGACTCTAATAATTGATGGAAACAATCTTGTGCATAGAACTTGGTGGACTGCAAAGAACCAAGCTGGTCGAAATGCAGACGTAAATCTAACTAATTTACATATTTACTTTACTCTCAATGCTATATACTCTTATGTAAACAAGTATAAGCCTGATAAGACTATAACTGTTTGGGATGAGAAGTTAGATTATCAGGTTAATACTCGTAAGACTGAGTTTGCTGGTTATAAAGGTAATAGAACAAAGGATAGTACTCCTCATGAAAATAATGATACTATCAAAACAATGTTATCTTATTTAGGTGTTCCTTCTATATTTCCTAGAGAGCTTGAAGCAGATGATATTGTTGCTTATATATGTAAAAATACTCTAGGTAGTAAAGTAATTGTGTCGGTTGATCAGGACTTTCTACAGTTAGTCAATAAAGAAACATTTCTATTTGACCCTATACGTAAGAAAGAATTTACCTATGATAAGTTCGAGGAGATGACAGGTAATACACATGATGACTGGATGACTGCTAAGTGTCTTAAGGGTGATAAGTCAGATAATGTCCCTGGTATACCAGGGTTTGGTAAAGTTCGTGTACAAAAGTATCTAGCGGGTGAAATAACACTTAATGAGGAACAACAACAAACATTTGATACTAACTTCTCACTCTTCTCACTCGATAAGATCGACGAGATGCGTGAAGAAAGTAAATACTATCAGGATCAGTTAGATGTGCCTGTTGTTTCTAATTGGAGTTCCTTTATTGAAGAATGTAAGCAGCGAGACTTTCATCGGATTCTTAATAAGCAAGAATCATGGCATACCTTGTTTTTGTTAGGTAATAAGCTACAATCGATATTAGGATGAAGCTACCTGAAGACTATGTAGTAATAAAATTTTATGAGCTTGGTTATAGACCTATCTATAACAAGTTTAATAATGTATATCAGTGTGGTTGCCCGTTATGTAGAGAGGGTAAGTCACTTAATAAGAAGCGTAGGTGTTATTATGTACCTAAAAACGATAATATATTTTGTCATAACTGCGGCTGGTCTGGAAAACCAATGCGTTGGATTAAGGAAGTTGCTAATGTATCTGATACTCAAATAATTAAGGAACTTAAAGACTATACACCAGATGTAGATGATGTTTTAAAGCAAGACGAAGAGGTAAAATTAGTTAATGTTGAGACTCTACCTAAAGATAGTATTAACTTATCTGATGTATCGCAAGTAAACTTTTATAAAAATAATGATAATGTACGTTCCGCACTTGGTTTAATTAAGCATCGTAGATTAGATACGGCAGTAAATAGACCAACTAACTTATATTTTTCTCTTGTTGATAATGTCCATAAAAATAGGTTGGTTATACCTTTCGTTAATGAGAATCATCAGATTGAGTTCTACCAGACAAGAACTGTATTAACACGTGATAATAAGACAAAGCCTAAGTACTTAGGTAAGGTAAATAGCGAAAAGACGTTGTTCAATATTGATAAGGTAACAGGTGATTATGATACAGTCTATATATTTGAAGGTCCTATTAATGCCTTTTTCACTAAGAACTCAGTAGCTGTCGCAGGTATTACTGAGAATGGTAGATCATTTACTGCTAGACAACAACAGCAGTTAGATACAACCCTGAGATTCTATGATACTGTGTGGATACTTGATTCTCAGTGGGTTGATAGAGCATCATTAATAAAGTCTGAGGCGCTGCTTAAACAAGGAGAGAAGGTGTTTATATGGCCTGAGAAGTTTGGTAAGAAGTTTAAAGACTTTAATGATATTGCAATGGCTTGTAAGGTAGATGAGATAAAGCATGAATTTATCCAAAAAAATACCCTTGAGGGTCTCAAGGGTATTATAAAGTTATCTGAAATTAAACAGTATCAGTCTACTATACACCTCTGAATTGAGGGTTATCAGTTTGTGCAAGATAACCTCTAAATGACTCAGTTAAGGATGCAAGTTCTGTAGCAACACGCGTAATTTTACGTTGCTCAGATTGCTTCATACGATCAAAAATGGTGTCAGCTTCAGCATTTGCTAGAACACTTTGAATAGAACCTTCTTGTCCGTTAAGCTTATGAAGGAAACCATCCATCTCACTCACCCAACCTTCAAGCTCTTGTTGCATCTTAGCTGCAAGATCGCTAGTAGCCTGAGCTGCAGCCATGGCTGAACTATCAACGTCACTAACATCAGGAGTTTCAGCACCAAATTCATCTGCACTAACATCATCATCTAATGTTGCCTCCATTGCCTCTAAGTCAGGATTTTCACCATCAGCTTCTGATAACACACTAAAGAACCTTTTTTCAAACTTTGTCATAATATTATTTATGCTCTGCTTAAATATTTTATAGCATGAATAACGGTTATTATCCATATGGTACAGGTTTTAATGATAAAAATATCAAATATAGTCAGGGAGCTGTCGATGATCAATTATCTATGTATAAACACGAAGAGATAAACCAGAAAGCTGGACTAAAGCTACCACATGAATTAGATGGTATTGAAAAAATATTAGGTGATACGTTTGTATCTCTAACTACTGTAAGAAATATGGTTAAGCACGCAGAGCAAAACAGTGAAATAAATCACCATGCTTTAGATGTTATTAAGAATAAGATAGATGATATTAATAAAATAGTGCTTGATATTCCTAATGATCTAGCTAAAATAGGTATATGATTATATTAAAATCGTTATTTATTACTGCCGCACTATCTACTTTATTTGCGTACGGGTTAAGAAATATCATTGGGTTTTGGGAGATGTTCTCTCTTTCCTACGCTATTCAAATTATTTTGTCGTTTTCACTATCTTCAAAAAAGATATCCAAGGAACAACAACTAACAGATATGTATCAGGCTGAAGTTGATGAGTTGTTAGATATGAGTTTAGTTAATATTGAATGCCCTTGTGGTAAAAACAAATTCGAAGCGTCGTTATTTGCTTCAATCGAAAATGTGTTTGATTGTAGTGTTTGTGGTAATAAATTTAAAGCTGATATTACGATTACACCAACTTTACTTACTGAACCTGTTAACAGTATTAACAAGACATTTGATGAGTTACTACAACAAAAGGAACGTTGATATAATCATAGTATAATAAATATGAAAACATTCGAGTTTAACTTAAAAGACGGAACTAAAAAGGTAATGCAATTAGAAGAGTTTGTACGTTGGGCGTGCTTGCTTGAAGGTATTGAAAAGGTTAGTGAAAAGCTTGAAGAAGCAGGTGTTCCTCAGAGTGATGGTTCGTGGGTTAAACCATTAGCTTTTGAGAAATATATTAAAGAACGGTTCCCAGCTATGAAACATGATATAGAGACAGAGGTTAAGCTCGGTAACCTATAAATTAAAACCTAAAGGGTCAATAAACACTGACTGTGGTACGTTAGATATATCATAGGGTATTGTGTTAGTTATATCATAGGGTAAGCTAACTGGTGGTATTGTACTACCAGTATCGTCAATACCACTACCAGTGCCACCGCCTCCAGTGCCACCACCTCCAGCGATTGTTTCACCAAACTCAATATCATAAGGGAATATAACATCCTCTGATAGTTCTGGTGGTTTAAGTATGTTAGAGCCTATAACAACAGGCCATGTTTGTTCGGTATATTTACTTTGTAGGTTAATTACAGAACCGTAAGACTCATCATGAACACTCAAACTGCTAATTAAAAACTCCTTTATGTTATCGTAATATGATTCTTGTACTAGTATTAGAGGTTGAACAATTAATGTATAGTTACCATCGTCAAAATTAATTAAAACCTGCGCTGATAACTCATTAATGTGAGTCTCTGTAGGTGCATAAATATGTTTATATTTATTTAAAATACTACCACCTAATAAGCCTTCAGTTACCTCTCTAAATATAGACTGCTCAGAAGCAGTTGCTGCTACAGCTTTTGAATAATATTCACGTATCTCACTATCACCCCAGTCAATTGTAATGTTAAGAGCTGAGCTTTTCTTTTCTGATATTTTGGACAAGTCAAACTCAACATCCGTCGACCCTTTATAAGTTATTGGATCGTTATATATTGTTTGGTTAGGCTGAGATGAATCTAACGCTATAGAAATAATATTGCTCATAATATGCAAAGTTGATTTTGATTAATGTCGAAATTTGTAAATGCAGCAATAGGTGAAGTGCAAAGTGTTGTAAACGTAGTACTTGGTGTGAAGGATGTAGTGCGTAATACTACCTCCTTATCATAAAAACGTGTAACGTTATTTAGAGTCAAAACACCTGATCTCCACTCAAAAAGACAATCATGTAAGTGTGTTAGATTATTTTGATCTAGTAGTACATAAGATAGCTTTACCTTATTGTGCATGCTATTATACGCAAGTTTAGGTGTTTTAATTTTTTCTGGTGTAAAGTTAGCTGAAACAGTACCGAAACTCGTTCTAAAACTTACTAGATCAGCCTGTTTTTCATTCTCAGGAAATATCTTAACAGTAGTATTATTTGTTATATCATATTGATATATTTCAGGGTAAATGTACCAATAATTTGGTGGTAATAAGCTACCGGTTGCAAGATCGGTTTTAAGAGTCTTAAATACTGCAAACAAAATAACACCGTCACTATTGGGTGTATCTACCTTATTAATGAATAATCTATTCGAACAAACGCTAAGGTTATCGGCACTATTTACTGAAACTAAAGTATTTGACGTATTTGGTTTTACAAATGAACCGTCCTTATACCCAATCTTATCTATAAGAAGTGTGTTAGGTGTTTCTAAAATGATACTATCGTTTATAATATCAAAATCAATTAAGTTTATAGATATATCATTTATAATTTCTTCACTATACTTTGACAGGGTTGTAGAAAGTGCATTAATAATAGGTTGTGATAATCCTGTTCCTTGATCCTTTACATATAAGTTTCCAGCTTCAAGCAACCTACCTACATTAGTACTCGCACTAGATACAGAGTTGTTTTCTTGCAATGCTGTTTTGTTTTCGTCAAAAATTTCATTAAAGAATTGAATATCTGCCGTGTTATCTGTCGGTTGCTCGTATTTAAATCTATCTGCAAATCTACCACACACATAAAAATCACGTATGTCGTCGTTATACGTCTTACAATTAACAAATGTCTGGTAGTAGTAGTTATCTGATGATGGATACCTAGGATCATCTGTTTTAACAGGGTCTGGTAATGCAGTACCATCTGACTGAGTAAAGTCACCACCATCCTTAAACGAAACAATCTTTTGATCTACTTCTTGTGTTTCATCAAAACCTCCAGAGTCTTCAACACTACATGAGCGTTCACCCTTTAAATCTTCATATGGCAGAAAATTCCTAAAAAACAAATAGTAAGGAGATTCAGTTTCTAAACTTGTAAATGAATTTGTTGTTGTTTCTAAACCAGATCTAATAGTCTTAAATCTACACTCTGCAGTGTCATAATTAAAATCAAAACCTTCATTAAACACATCATCGTAAAATGTATGACCATCTAGAAGTACACTTAAAACAGTATCTTGTGATACTCTCTGCCTATCTTCTAGTCTTTCAGGTTTAAACAATGCATACTCATTACCGAAACAGTCATACGATATTTTACGTATTACTCCATTATTATACAAATCTGAAAAGTTAAGATTATACCCAAGACTGTTTAGAGTGTTTAATTCTTGTGTTTCACGCTGCTTTGTCGAATAAGGCTCGAAGGTTAAGTTTTTGTTAGTTATTTTTGGATCACCGTATGCTACATTACTACTTACATTACGTATGTTATCTCTAAAATCAAATGTAAATAAGAAAGGATAAGAACTGAGTGAGTTAACACCAACATTACCATAGACCTCTGGGTCTGGAAAGATGTAGATATTATCTGTTTCAAGTGCCGTCGTATCAAGCTCAAACGAACTTTTTACAGAATTTAATTTAAATAGTCCAATATCATCTGGCTTAAAGAATAAGCCAACATCACGTAACATTACTTGCTCATTACTTGCCACCGCTGCAATGTCACTTGATTGTATGTTTAGTAGGTTATTAGTTGGGGTATCAGCTTGAAATAGTAAACCTGAAACAGGTGATGTACCTGTTGTATCAATATAGTAAAAGTCACTTGATATGTATTTTGTTATAAACTGTCTTTTGAGCTTATAAACTTGTGCTAGTGTTAAACCACCCTTTGTATAAACGTCATTAAGTTCATCTAAAAAGCTATCATCGGGCGTACAAACAGAGCTAATATCTTGCTGTGATAACTCCGGTGGAGTTATCTTAAAGTTCTTTATAGGTCTAATAAACGAATTACTTTTAAGTACCTTTAAAGCATCTGGATCAAAAAAGTAATCTGTATCTATCTTAATTGAGTTATCGTTAAAGAGCTGCTTACGTAATGCCTGTTCGTCTTTATCATTAGATAAATCGAAATAATCACCATACACATCTATATACTCTTGTAAGCTAATACCAAAATCACGTGTAATAGAAGATAAACTGCTACCATAAGTAAGTAGTACGTCCTCAGAATTAATTACATAATTATAAATGTTATCGAAAATAGCACGTTCAATACCTGTTACGCTACCCTTTATTTTGTTTTTAGTAATAACATACTTACCCTCCTCACGTTTACTTTTATAGAATGTAGCAACTTCGGTTAGCTTGTTCGCATAAAATGGTATCGCAATATCTAAGTCATGAGCATCATTGTAATTTATTTTTTGTAGGAAACTTTTTTCTGTTTCAGTTGTAAACGTTAATATTATTTCCTGAATAAATTGTTTATAGTACTCTTTGAATAATTTCTTTTGATCCGACTTACTATCAGTTTGTCTCTTATACCAAAGCTTTAAATACGATGTATACAACGAGCTATATTTATCGGGAGCATATTCCGTTTGTAGATATTGTATAAAATCTAAAAACGAAAAAGGTGTACCTTGATCCCTCACACTTTCTTGATCAGAAAGCTCTGTATTAACAACAGAAAAATTTAGATCTTTAATGTTAAAACTATTCATTGATGTTATTATTTATTGACAGCTCTGCGTTATCTCGTTTATAATTGATGTAGCATCACCGGAACTATTAACACTACCACCCGTTGATTCAGCTATTTCTCGCCAAATACCATCCCTGTTTACACCTGGCCCTATTACAAATATCTTAATACCCTTATTAACTGCTGATGCTATTACTTGATCGACACGAGCTCTGTTATCTGATCTAAATACCCCAGCAGTACCTAAATATGTATCTGTAATAAAGATAATATATCTTGCAACATTAGGTCTTAACACCCCGGCGAAATTATCATCGATTATTTTTTGTAGTGAAACATCACCAGGTATAGAGCTAATACCGTAACCAAGCCTCACTTCACTAGCTAATCGATTTAACCTATATACAAAAGCATCATCATCTTCACTAAGAGGTGACCATGTTGTTAGTAAAAAGTAACCATTACGACTTCTTCTTTTATAACCTGTATACTGGAAGTACTTTTGGTCAGCCGGTAAATTAGCCCAATCTGAATTACTATTATATATCTTACTTGCGTTACCAGTAGTTATTTCATCTGATGTGTTTAACGCTAATCTATAATTATCGTTAGATAAAGTGCTTAGAGTGTCAGTAAGATTCTTGACACCATTCTTGACACTATTGATAATGTTCCTCATACTACCGGTGTAATCAATAGAGAAAACTACATCCATACCATCAATGCAGTTTATAGGTGTTATTTCTACTTCATTCGAAGCAAACGATTTATCGTCAAATGAAGTAACAGTGGCAAAGTTTGTAAGGTTACCACGCCTTTCAGGTTTAAACTTATATTTAACAGTCGTGGATTCTCCCGGCTGTAAAACTCCCTGCCCTTGAATTAACTTTAGTGGGTCTGATTCAATAATTAAATCATCCGTATTGTAGGTCTTTACGTCGATGTTATTATCACTCGTAAGGTTATCAAATAATAAGATATTTTCAGCAGCTACATCTCCGTTATTTGTGATATCGACTTGATAGCTAATCGGAAATCCAACATAATACGGTCCTTGTGTTGTTGTTTTCTTTTTAACCTTTAAAGTCTTTTCTAAAAACAAGGCACCTACTGTAGATTCTGCAGCTACTGTACCTCTTCGTGGGCTAGAAGCTGTAGCTATGTTTGAAACTCGTGTCTGTAAAGCGTCGTTATTTGTAACAGTATATTTATAATAAATACTGGTTGAAGTTCGTGGTGATAAAGTAATACCAGTATTAAATACATCAAGTGGATCCTCTATATCAAATAAGCTCGAACAAAGTGTATCAGTAAGTGTAATATCATTAATTGGATCCTCTGTATTATTGGATAATGTAACTGTATAGGTAATGTTACTACCGACTTTATACGGACCTGGTTTATCTGTTGTTTTAGTGATTTTAAGAGCTTCCGTTAATGGTGGATCTGGTAATACTGCTAAGCTCAAATTAACTTCATCTTGTGTATCAGTATTACTAATATTAATTAGCTTTGTTTGTAAATTATATGCTTTATTGAGAATGCGATTTAAACCACCTACTGTATTCTCTTCATTATGATGTAAAAAGTAGTCTTCTATATTCTCAGCGCGTAAGTCATCAAAATCTATATTATAATTATAACTATCTAAAATAATATCACCGTTAACGTAACGACCGGAAAAACGACCTACAATATTATCACGCAATATAAATAAATCTTGCAAAAGTTTGTATAGCTCAGCGTTTATTGTAGCTACTTGTATATACTCTTTTGGACTTAAAGAGAAATTACCTGTACTATAGTTTTGATAATTAGGTTTTGTTAAAACGCGTGTGTACGCAGTTGTTGTAGGTTCGTCAAAGAAGTAAACTCTAGACTTTGTAAAAATAATCTGTTTATCAAAACCATCTGAACCTAGTAGAATATTGAAACCTTTAAAGTTTTGAGACTGTATTGCGTTTGCTGTGCTACCATTTACATTAGTACTTGTACCTTCTTTATTCCATAAGAAACCAGCACCTAACCATTGAACGTTTTGATAATTCCACCTATTTTCAAATTCATTATTTGTAATACTAGCGCGGTTAATTAAGCTACCTTCATTAAAGGAACCAATAGTTTCTTCAGGACGAGTTTTAAACTTCTTATATATTTGCTTATTTGTACTATAATACCAAAAGTTACTATCAACTTTAGAAAAGGAAATAGTATTAACTACCTCATCATCTGCTAAAATATCGCTAATTTCTGTGGTATCGAATTTTTGAGTTTCAATATTTAACCTATATAGGCGTAATCTATTATTTTGTAAACTATTTAAAATATAGAGTGTACCAAAATCAGGATCAAAAGCCATAGCCCTAAAGATTTCTTGATCACGTCGATTTGGCCTATATCTAAATATACTAAATGTCGTTTTATAATCAAAATCGACCGTAAAGACCTTCAAGCAGTAATTGCCACTATCATATACAACAATATCACTACCATTACAAGCTATAGCACCAGGTCTGCTAAGATTTGCTCTTCTATCTATACTTCCTTTACCACCTAGTACTTCCTGCAAATATCTTTTATTACTTAACGCTACGTCGTTATTTACAAAACCTTTGATATCATACTTTAAAATAATATTGTGTTGCTTGTCAGAAATAAACAAACTATCTTTATTTGATGCTATACCGCCTATTTCACCAAAGTTCTGGGTGTTAGATGATAAAGTTTCATAAGCAGAGCTTGTCTCAACAATACTTAAATTGTCATTATTACCTGTGATTGCTATAAAAAGGCTTGATGACGCGCAGAACATAGTAAACTTTGTAGAGTCTTCGTAATTAATCTGCGTTGTAACGTCGAAAATATTTGCTAACTCTTGAAACTCATCACTATCATAAAAACTAATAGCATTATCAACAGACGGGAAGTTTCTATCTAGTGTTGTAGTAGTAAGCTCTTGATCATATATTTTCGTAAGACCTGCATAAGTAATTTTGTTTGCAGCTGGTAAGTTATTTGAAGCTATAAACATACGACTATACATATATGTTATATTACGTCTAATATTTTCGAGCTTATATTTAAATGTTTCGTAGTTAAGTGTTTCGTTTAAGCCAAATGTACATTCAGAATTACTTGAAGGTAGCTGTATACCTTCGTCTTTAATAACTCTATCTTTAAAAATACCTGAAGCAAATAAGCTCGTGCCGTATGAATTGTTAGGTACTAAAGTATCAGAACTACTTCCTGATGCTAGCACCACACCATCTTTATACTGGATAAATCCAGTATATGGTTTACCACTAAGGGTGTATAAGTCACCGTGTGTATATATTTGTTTATATGATGTATAATCCATTACTTTGTAAATAAAATATTATTAATTTCCACTCCAACAGGTAAAATATCAGCTGCGTCGTTCATAATGTTAAGCTTAATTTGCGATTTAATATCTTCATCTTCTATATTAAAATTATTGACAACAATATCAATTTTCTTTGAGGAGTTATTTCTACCAAACTTATAAAAACGTTCAATAGTTGCTTTATTGTTTCTCTGTCCCTGTGGTAAAGAGAGAACTAACTCATCAACACTACCGTCTAATAGGCTTAAAGCGTAAATTAACGGTTTATCCGCTGGTCTATTATAAACGAGCATATTTTTAATTTGTAGGTCATTTATATAATAGTAACCAGGCTGTTTAAGATATGTAGATAAATCAAAGCCATTGTAAAATCCTGCTGTTCCAACAAAAAGCTCATCATTAAAAATATCATGGAGGTTATATTTACCTGGTGGAAACACTATTTCCTCGTATTGTATACCATCCACATGCAAGGTTGCAACACCTACAATGCTATCCAAACTAAATGTTAGTGTATGCCAACCTTTATCAATGTCAGATATACTATAATTTATAACTTCAGCGCGGATATCTTCCGAGTCAAAGTTATTTTTAAGTGTAAGTCTGAAGTCTAAAGATTTACTGTCGTAAATATAATTTAATATGTTGTAATTCGTTAATGGGGTGTGTTTGTATGTTTCTTGATTAACATCACTTAAAATAGTATTACCGTCAAAAACAATTGAACCATCTGCCGTAGTCTGAAGTAACACTATACGTGTCTCGCTTAACCCGCCCTCAACGTACTCGTGTATTGTATCTATGTTTAAGATTTTACCACCAGTAAAATCGATAACATCTTCTACTTCTAGACCCTCACCACCGTTAAACTCATCATCTAAAGAGTTGAAGTCAATTTCTTTTTGTACAACACCTTGTGTTGTTATGGAAATTAGCTTATTATCAATAGTAACATATATTAGGTTTATACCTGCCTCGTATTTTATTGTTAAATTAGAGATATTACCTGGTAAGCTGTAAAACAATACAGGCTCTTTTGTAAGGTCATGTTTAATAATATTACTTACCTCGTCACCATTACTTGCTCTTGAAGTTATAGTATAAAATAGAACGTCTTCTGTTTCCCATACCATATCGCAACCAGGTAATAAGTATACAATATCTTTATGTACAAAAATATTTTCATACCAGAAAACTTGTGTACCGGTATTTACACCCGATGTATCTAATACACCATTATACGCATCAAATGACCGCCACTCTACCTCTTCAATGCTTAACTTAGTTAAGTCTAGCTTTTGTACAATATTATTCTTAAAAAGAAAATATATATAATCATCCTCCATATAAGAGTTTATATAACCTAAAATGTTAGTTACATCAAGCTTTAACTTATTTCCTTTTGCATCTACCCTAAAAATGCTACCATCAACACATGTAACAATAAAGTTACGTAAAGCAGACCGTTTATATACATCTTTTATGTTACTAGTAAATGTCGTTGTATTTAGTAACACACCACTTGTATTATAAATATTGAGATCATTGTTATTAACAATATGAATAAAGGGTGTTACTGTTAAGTCTTGGAATAATCCAAAACCTTTATTAGTATTATTACCGAGTATCTGAAAACCATACTGCTTATCAGGATCAATAAACATATCAAGTGAAATAGTAAACGTCTTTGTTTTATTAATTGCCTCGTAAACACTTAACTTACTATAAAAGGTACCATCAAAGGTAATATCAGAGGTATTTTGAGACTTACAGTAATTTTCTGTTATATCACCTAAATTATCGTAATTACTAATATTCCTAAGTGGCCTAGATGTTATACATGTATCAAAACTTGATAAAAGTGGGTTAGAGTTATAAACTATATCTTCTATATCTGTATTACCAACACGCTCATACTTTAACGAGCTATTAGGTGTTATAACTAAGTCGCTAAGTTTATCAAAAAATCCACGACTCTCAATACTGTTTTTCTGACTCTGCTCTATAATACCACGATCAACATGATCTAAGAATGATGCTTTATACTTAGGTACTTTACTTAACGCCACGTCCTTTTCTAGTATATCTGGATAGTAATATCTATCTACCCAGACGCTTGGTGAAGTTAAGCTACTACCTGATAACCACGTGCATAGATACCTACCATTTTTATACGTGTTACGTTTATCTTGTCTTAAATAGACTTTATCTGCTAATATTGGTACTGGTCCACTAAAAGCACCGTTTTTCACAAATGTACTATCGTTTATATTAAGTTTAGCGTAAGGGTAAATTGACGAAGGTGCTGTAAAGAAAGTAGTCGCACCATTTTGTATATAAATGTCTTTATCATATAATGTATAAAGTAGAGATAGTTTATCATTACCACCTTCTTCATCTACTCCCGTGTCGAGTGTATTGTACTTTCTATAATTAAACGTTGGAACGTCGTTTCGAGCGTCAAGTAAGTTAGTACCACGTTTAATAAAATTATACTCTGATCTATTTGTGTCGAGTGTAATAAAATTAAACTCGATAGTTTTACTATCAACGTTTATATTATTATACTCACTATGAAATAAGTATTGACCTGGTTGATTAAAAATACTCTTATCTATATTAATATTAAGTGAGTTAATCTGCCCGGTCTTATATGATACAAAATCGTTGTTTTGTGATTGATTAATAGATATAGGCTTATAATCTGTGTAAATTGTATTTGTAACAGATGGTCTAACACCAATTGTTGGGTCTACTTGAACCATCTGTATATCCGTATCTACCATGTTTAATACAAACAAATCTCCTGTAGTGCTCTTTTTAAATAGGTGTAAACGGCCGCGATCATCAAGACTATAACGAAACATCTCACTAGTCTCAATATTTGTATCTTCAATAGTGTCGTCAAAAGATCGTATGAAACCTAATCTATTATCAGCTTCGTCCCAGTTAAGAAAAAAATCAAATCTACCATCATTATGTCGTACTCTTGCAAAGTAATTATTTATTAACTCTAACTCATAAAAATAATTATTTTTAAACGCGCCTGTATTTTCGTTTTGTATTCCAACAGGTCGTTGATTATTAGAAGCCACATCACCTACAAGGTTTGCAGTAGTATAAATGTATACAAACTTAGAATCAGTTAGACTTTCTCTATTAAACTCAAGTCGAGTTGTTATTGTATTAAACGCCTTCTCAATAACAGCTGTCTCAGTAAATTCAGTTAATAAGCTAGGTTTCGTAATATAATTTAAACTAAAGTTATTATTTTTTTGATCCTCAATACCATTTAAAGCGGCAATATTGTTAACCATAAACCCTTGTTCCAGGTTGGATGTATATTGCTTTATTACCCGTCGTGGGTCCGGATATACTGCACGTGGAAAGAATATATCTCGTGTACTTTTATAGAGCGCTTTATTCACTACATATATTTAATAGAGACGTCTATTTAAGCAAAAAAATATTATATACTAAAAGGTACAGCTCAATGATGGTGTTGAATGCCATAAGAAGTAGTCCTGTGTATCACCACTTGACAGGGTGTATACCATACTATAATCCTCTATAGCAGCTGTTAACGCTGTTAACGCTGTTGTGTGTGTTGCCATACCGTCAAAAGAGCTAGACTCTTCATACCAGAATAATATTCTCGTATCTGGCCCGTAACTTTCGAGATTTAGTATATTAAACCAATTTGATTCTTTTGGATCTTTTGGAATAATAACCACCTCAGCATTGGTATCGTTTTCAAACTCTGTAGGTATATTAATATTATCAATATTATTAGGTTCGTCTAGCAATATATAAAACGGTGTATTCGGGTTAAAGGTCCTAAATAATGCCCAATGCTCGGTAGAAGCTGTATAATTACTTGCCTCTGAAACTAAAGATACATTAACACATCCTTTTTGTACGGTATCGATTCGAACAATGCTCTTAGATGATTGCCTTGTAGGCCAATCCACACGTAGTATAGACTCAATACCATCTGATGTGTTTGTATTAATAGTAGATCTATATGTTGCACTTAGAGCAGTATCAGGCCCTATATCTGTACCGGTAAACAATGAATCACCACTTACAATCTCAAAGCCATCTGGATTATCAGCTGATAATGAATCAGAAAGAACTATATTAGATATTGTTGCTCTTTCATTAGGGTTATAAACTTCAACTTCGTACTCAACCACTGTATCTAAACCATAGACACCGAGCTCTACACCACCTAATGTAGTTAGACCTGTTGATTTCTCAACTCTATTCAATCTAAGTGACGCTAGACCTTCAATATCACTTATTACGATAGGATCATCTATATACGTTTTACCAATTACAGACTCAACATAAGCATTATTAATAATAGGTGAAGTATTTGTGATAGTGTAAGAATATGTTGCTGATGCGCTATCACCAGGTGAAAGAGTAGTAGTATTATTCAATAAATTATCTGTATTTATCTCTATATTGAAATTAGGGTCATCTTGCAATGTATCTACTACAC